GGTTACTAACATAAACGATGCAACCGTAGTAGTTCCTCTAATTAAAGAGTATATGGAAGTATCTGTTAAGAACGATGACCAGATTGTAAAATTAGCTGCAATTATTCAAAGAATGATGAAAGACGCCAACTCAGATGAGATGGGTGGTGGTTTAGGATTATCCGATGAAGAAAAGAAACAACTTTTGGAAAACGCAAAAGCTATTGATGAGAAAATAGATTCTCTTCAAAACGATGGAGATGATTAATGTCTGAATTAAAAACTGGGTCTGTTATAGCTGTAAATTTAAAAGATGATAATTTTGATACTACATATGCTATTCGTGTTAGATTAAAACCATCTAATACTGAAATCATAGCGTATCCTCTTAATACAAATATCAAAAGAATCCCATTGATTGGTGAATCTGTTTTAATAGTTTCATCTACAATAGCTGAAGGAAATTCAGTTAAATCTACGCAAAGACAATATTATATTGATATTGTATCAATACAACAAAATATACATCAGAACGCGTTACCTGATGTAAATTCTATAAAGACAGAAAACACTCTTTCTACTTACGAAGATGTTTCATCAGGAAACCCAAACACATCAGGTGGAGATTCTGATGTTGATTTAGGAGCTGGGTTTGTAGAAAGAACGGATGTGGGTTCATTACAACCATTCTTAGGGGATGTTTTAATCGAAGGTAGGTTTGGACATTCATTACGATTTGGATACTCCCCAACCGATTCAGATACAACTCAAACACCATCTTGGGAATCTTCAACTGTAGAAGACCCGATAACCATATTATCTAATGGTAGAGGTGAAGGTGGTGAATATAATAAATTTATTATTGAAAGTGTAGATGATGACCTTTCATCTATATGGTTAACCTCATCACAAAAAGTTGGATTAACTACATCTCAAAAAAATATTGGAACGGGTGTAGATTCTCAAAAAAACTTTGATAAACCATCTGCAATCCTAAACTCAGATAGAATTATTTTAAATTCAAAATCTGATTACATTATACTTAGTGGTGCTAAATCTGTAAATATCGCAACACCGGCATGGGCAATGGATATGGATAAGATGTTTACAATCTTAGAAGGGTTGATTCAACAATTAGCAGATTTAACAGCAGGAACTGCAACATTCGCAACAGGCGTTGGACCAACAGGCCCCGCAACAAATGTAACCCAAGTTAAACAATTACTAACCGAATTAAAACAAATGGCTCAATAATATGGCGGTACTTTGGCCTGGATTTCAAGCAACGGTAGCACCTTATTTAGATGCTCCAATAGAAAAAACAGAATCGGATACTGCTAAAGTTATTGCGGATGCGTATGGAGTTGCAGTAGCTACTGCTATGATATCTTTAATTCCAGGTTCAACTATTATATCAGCTCCACCAACAACTGGAATTGAAAACGCAATATTAGATACATTTAATCAAATAAAAGATTCAGAAGGGCCACCAACACCACTAATGTTTTTAGGATGGGCAACTGAAACAGTTTCTTATTGGGCAGCCGTTCAATGGAATCCATTACCACCACCACCTGGTTATGTATCACCAACTGTAGGTAATACTGTAATAACAGGCGGAACTCCATCACCATTAGATGTGGGTTTGTGGGGTGCATTTAACAATCCACCATCACCAACACCAATGGGTAATATTATATGTGGTAAGTTAATAGCAGCATTTACATCACATCTATTAACTGTAAATGGTGTATATAATGGGTTGATTCCTGCAGCACCATCACCAGTACCAGGCCCACCATTCCCTTGGGTTGGGGTAGTGTAAAACTAAACATTTTAATATTTATATAAAAACATAATATTATGAAGGCAAAACAATTAGCAGATTTATTAGAAGTAATAGTAAGAAAAGTTGTTAGGGAAGAACTTAAACCAATCTTAAAAGAGATTAAACAAAGTTCTAAACCTGTAATTAGAGAAAATAAAGTTAAAGAAGTAACTAAACCATTTGACCCATTAGATGTTTCAGAAGTTTTGGAAACTGAAAGATTAAAAAAACAAAACCCAACAATGGAGTTTTCAAAAAACCCAATGTTAAACAGTATGCTATCAGAAACATATGATAGTGGCGAATGGAAAAACTTAGATGGTAGAACATTTACATCAGGGCAAGCACAAGGATTTAACAGACAAGTAATGGCTGAAAAATTGGGGTATGGTAATGGTGTACCAACGGCTCAAAGTATGATGCCAACTGTAGACCCAGATGGTAATCCTTTAAATGTAAACATTGAAGGAACTGCAGTTGGGGATGCTCTAACAAAAGATTATTCTAAGTTAATGAAAACTATCAACGCTAAAAAAGGTAAATGATAAATGGCTGAAAGAAAAGAATACTTTTATAATCCAATTGATTTAGAAAAGGATATTGCAGTTGGAATTACTTTGCCTTTTGGTAAGAATAAAGGATTGTTTTCTTTAAGTTATACAACTGAAGAACAAGCAATATCTAATTTAAAAAATCTTTTATTAACCAGAAAGGGTGAAAGATTATTTCAACCTGAATTTGGTTCATCTGTATATTCTCTTCTATTTGAACAAATGAATGAAAGTTTATCAACTCAAATGGATGAACAACTGAGAGAAGATATTGGGTTTTGGCTACCATATATAGTAATTGATGATTTGATAATTCAACCTAATTATGATAGAAATTATGTTGGTATTGAATTAAAATTTAGAGTTACTGAACAAGGTTCAAATCAACAAATAATTATGTTTGTAGATTCAGCAGGTTCTGCTACAATACAATAAGGAAATTAAATGGCAAAGGCAAACAGAACAGATTTAGTACAAAAAGATGTATCTTTAGTTGGAAAAGATTTTGGTGAATTAAGAAAAAACTTAATTGATTTCGCTAAAAACTATTTTCCAAATACATACAATGATTTTAACGAATCATCACCTGGTATGATGTTTATTGAGATGGCATCTTATGTTGGGGATGTTCTTTCATTTTATACTGATACTCAATTAAGAGAATCCTTATTAACTAATGCAGAAGAAAAGGTAAACTTATTTAACCTTGCGGCAGCATATGGATACAAACCAAAGAATGTTGTTCCTGCATCTGTAACATTAGATGTGTTCCAATTAGTTCCTGCTAAGGGTAGTGGTGATGATGTAGTACCTGATTTTGATTACGCTCTTAAAATACAAAGAGGAATGCAAGTTGGTTCTGATGAATTTAGTAATGTACAATTCAATACAACTACAGATGTTGACTTTGAATTCTCATCATCATTTAATCCAACAGAAGTTTCAGTTTATCAAATTGATGAAAACACAAATCAACCAATTTATTACTTACTAAAGAAACAAGTAAAAGCAACATCGGGTACAATTAAAACTAGAACATTTACATTTGGTTCACCTAAGATATATGATAAGATTAGAATCCAAGATGATAACATCATTAAAATAAAATCAATTACAGATGAAGATGGTGATACTTGGACTGAAGTTCCATTCTTAGCACAAGATACTGTATTTGAACAAATAGAAAACAATGAAGATAATGGTGATGGTTTATCACAATATAGTGGAGAATCTCCATACCTATTAGAATTAAATAGAGTTCCAAAAAGATTTATTACAAGATTTGAAAATGAAGGTAATTTAGTAATTCAGTTTGGAGCAGGTATATCATCAAACGCTGATGAAGAAATTATACCAAATCCAGATAATGTGGGTTCGGCATTATATACAGCAAACGCATCATTAGACCAAGGTTTAGACCCATCAAACTTCTTATATACAAAAACATATGGAGTTGCTCCATCAAATACAACTCTAACAGTTGAATATACAGTTGGTAATGGTATTCAAGATAATGTACCTGCTAAAGATTTAATTAAAATTATTGGTAGAACATTTGAAAATGATAATACAATTAATCTAAATCAAGATACATTAAGGTTTGTTCAAAATTCATTAGCGGTTACAAATCCAAACCCAGCGGTTGGTGGTAGAAGTAAAGAATCGGATGATGAAATTCGTAACAATGCAATGGCATACTTTGCAGCTCAAAATAGAACTGTAAGTAGAGAAGATTACATTATGAGATGTTATGCATTACCACCACAATTTGGTTCGGTAGCAAAAGCATACATAGTTCAAGATTATCAAATTGAAACAAAAAATAAAAATAACGAAACTATTTCATCTGAAATTCCAAATCCATTAGCATTAAATCTATACACATTGGGGTATGATAATCAGAAGAAATTAACTCAACTGAATCCTGCAACAAAAAACAATCTTAGAAATTACATTTCATATTATAGATTATTAACAGACGCGGTAAACATTAAAGATGCGTTTATAGTGAACATAGCTATCAATTTTGATATTGTTGTTTTACCAGATTATAATTCAAACGAAGTTCTTTTAAGATGTATAAATGCATTAAAAGATTACTTTAACATTGATAATTGGAGAATTAACGAACCAATTAATCTATCACAGATTTATGTTTTATTGGATGGTGTAAAGGGAGTTCAGACCGTACCAAGACCAGATTCAGAAGGTAATGGTG